TTGTATTGCATATATTAATGTCTTTTACATAGGTTCTTGTATTAACAGGCGTCGTATAAACAGTAGTATATCCTGTTGTTATCGCAGCTTGACCTAGTTGTAATCCTGTTATATTTTGAAATGCCATTTATAATCCCCCTAACCAATTCATTACGTTTAAACTATTAACCTGCTGAATAGTCTGAGTATTTGCGATGTCTAGTGTATTAAAATAAAGACGTTCTGCATTACTAAAAGATTCTTGATACGTTTGACTATACGCAATTGTAGGTATAGGTAAGTTAGGTGCTTTAGTTTTTAATATATATTCAGCCATTAATTTCTCGTTCCGTCAGGACGTCCATCAATTCTTGGTAGACCTAGTTGCCATTGTGTACCTACTGTATCAGATGCAATCTTAAAGTTAATTTGACGCCCGCGTGCCCTAATAAATACTTGGTTTGTATATTGATCAATGGTTGCTGTTGTTGTAACAATATCTGCTGCTGTAGTTTGTCCTTCTGCATTAGTAGTAGAGGACGCTGCGCCAGGGAAATTACGTACGCCTACAGTCATAGTAACTTCAGGTATAATTGGAGCACCCGTTACAGGATTAGTTGTTTCAGAACCTCCAAAGTTAACATCGGGAATTACACGACGAATTAACATATATTTATCGCCATCATTAATATCAACGTCCGCAGATTGAATATAAGAAGTAATAGGCAGTGGAGCAGCTCCTAAAGGTTGTCCATCATCTGTACCATTTTCATGCTGATATACCCAGCCGTTACCACTCGCATCACTAGCTAATGCAACGGGATTATTAAATACGCCAGAATCAATCCACGCGGTTCTTTCTAGTTGACCATAGTACCAAATGTTTTCAAGGTAATTAAATACAACGTAGCGATCAATCTCATCAGAATTAGCTGAAGGATAGAACCAAATGATCTCAGTAAACTTATTATTAACACCCGCAAAAATAAGCGCACTTTGTGTATAGTTAATATCAGTAAATATGTATTGGCGTAATGTACAAGGTAATGTATCAACACGGCCAGAGTATGTATAGAAGCGATCACGCCCCATCCAGTAAGTAATATTGTTAGAACCTACAACTGCATTAGCACCAATAATAGATATGTTGTGAGATAACTCTTGTAAACCAAATACTTCTTGTGTACCTAAATATTGAATAGAAGTCAACGAAGTATTAGTAAATACAAGCGTTTCTTGTCTAGTATTAATTGCCGTAACAATTCTTGAACCTGATTGAAGTCTTAAGAACCCTGCAGTATTAGTTACAGTAGGTTCCCAATTTTCTGGTTCAGGACCAATATCAGGATCAACGTTAGACCAACGAATAAGTAAAGGATCATAAGTACCTAAATAATTAGGAGCAGATTGTGTTGGGTCATAATTAGTGCATCCTAATGCAAATAAGAAACCTTGTGGCGCAAATAAAATCTTACCTACTTTTTGGGGTACAGCTATAGCACCAGATACAGAACTTAATAAAACTGCATCAGTAGTAAATGATGGATCAAAAGCCCAATAGTAAATAGATCCGCCTGTACCAGAAACTGTATCGTATTGAGTATTAAATACTAAGTCATTATTAAACTTATCCATAAATATAAGTCTTGCAGGTTCAAATACAGGTGTAGTAGATCCAGAACCCCAAGTACCACGACTCCAAGTTGAAGTACCAAAACCATACCCTGCTGTAGTAATAGGATAGCCCGCTGGTAAATAAACTACTGCAGTAATAGCTGTACCACCTTGAGCAGAAGTAGTGGATGTAGCAGTAGTAGTTGCTTGGAAAGTAAATGTATTTGCATCTAATGAAGTTACTTGAACCGATGTATTCATTTCTGTAATGGGTATACCACCTATTTTTTGAGGAGATCCTGTACCTACAATACCACTAAAGGTTACATAGGTTCCTGTTGTAGTACCATTACCCGTAATTGTTACAGTAACCGTTTTAGATCCGCTTGTTGTAGCGATACAATTATCTGTAGAAGGCGTTGTTGAATGGGTATATGTTGCATAAATAGGAGTTATATCATATAACGTTGTACCTGAACCTATATAAACCCTAGAATTAGTGCCGATCCCTAATAAATTAGATCCATTAGTTGTAGACCATGAAAATATAGACCGCGCAGAATCAGTATAAGCATTTAAGTTAGATACAGTCCAGCCACCAAATTTTTCAGGAAAGCCTGATCTGAATCTAGCTAATTGCATACCATACCAACCACCCTCAGACGCATAGTTAGTTTGATCTTTATTGATACCTGGTTTAAATACTAATTTACTTAATGCCATTATTTACCTTCAAAAAGTGCTTTTTCATCTAACCTACGTATTTGTAGACCTTTTAGTATTTTACCACCTGCACGGCAGTATTTAATTAGCGATTCCATAGCCGCCTTTTTATTGCCACGAAGCAACGCTTGACGGAGTGTTGATCGCTGAAATGTACCCAGGCCAAGGTTAAAGGCAAAAGATACAAGGCAATCAAATTCACATTGTCGAAGAGGCACGTTAGGTAGCATCTTATGTATTCCAAGCTCAAAGCGTTTGAGATCTGATTTAAGAATTCCATCTATTTCTTCCTGCGAAAAAGTTCTGTTATAAGAATCAGGCAACAATTTGCCATCCCCGATAAGATGACCAACACCAACAGTCCACAAGTTTGCAGGACAACGATAGGGACGACTACGCACACCCTCGTGGTGTTTGATAAGAGCGATGCCAGCTTTTGATACATTCACTTATTTCTTTTCCCAAGTTCTAGCTCCAAAGTAGAATCCAATAATAGATCCTACGATAGCCATTTCATCAGATGAAAATATAACATCCATAGACTCACGACTAAAACCTACAGTATTTACAGCCCAAATAAAACCAGCTATATCTACAAATAAAAGTAGCCCTACAAAAGTAAAAGCAACAATAGGACGAACGCTTGCGTTAAGAGTTCTAACCCATGGTGCTGCGTCATGTACAAGTTTTGCATCGTGTTCATAAAGTGCTTGACGTTCTTGTGCGAATGTTTCTGCATACGTACCCTCCAATTCAATAGCTGCTATTTTTTCTTGAGATTGAAAACCTTTTTGAGCCATAAGTAGAGCTTGTTCATTTTGCAATTTAGCCATTTCACGTTCATGTGATTGGTCTCCTTTTTGTTGAAAGAACCCTAGGATACTTGGTAGGCCTGCAGTTGCAAAACCTAATATAGAGCTTAAGATACTAAACATTATTTACCCTTTCTTTGCATATCGTGTTCTTCTAAAATTCTAATACGTACATTAAGTTCACCCATTTGTGCTCTTAGTTCTTCTTTTAACTTAGCTCTAGCTTCTGCTGATATAGGGCTGTCAGTAGGTACACCTTGTTCTGTAATAAGGTTAGGCATTTTAGATTTAATAGCAATCAAGTCTGACTGAATAGATGCCATTGAAATAAGTAGCCAAGCAATAGCCGAGACTATCACTGGAAACAACATACTAGCTAATTTTTCCATGTTCATATTAACCCCCTAAATAATGTACCCAAAAGAGTAAAAAAATTGTAATTAAGATTCCAAATAGTAGTTTCATATTAGAATGTAATAGTTCCTGAAGAAGTAAATTGATAAATTCTAGTGGTTGATGTGGTAATTAATGTTGGGCTTCCTGTAGTTGTAGCTGCACGATATGATATTGGATATGCAATAACTACAACACCATTTGCACCATTTCCGTTGTAATTATAATCACCTCCTGGGAATACGCCACCACCACCACCCCCTGCACCAGTGCTAGGATATCCTGTAGTTGCATTACCACCGCCACCACCTACATTATAAGAGCCTGTTCCTGCGGGTCCACCACCACCGCCAGCTAAATAATATGTACCGCTACCAGGATTATATCCAGCAGTTGATCCTGTAATTGGGTTTGCTACTCCAGGGCCTGCAGCACCTTGGAATACACCAGCACCACCAGCACCACCTCCACCTCCGCCACCTACAGCTG